TGCGTAAAGGTGGCGGTTATGTTGAAGGCGCACCGAAGAAAACTCGTCAAGGAAGCGGCATGAATACTAAGTATGCAGCGTCTTCTCGCAATAAGGCTCGTAAGAAATATCGCGGGCAAGGTAAAGGGTAATGTACCTACAGGATGATAGTGAATGGAATCATATTCATCCGAATGACCTTTGGGTTTATAATAAGTTGATATTGAGTCGGGTATTGGGTTATACTTGTGGTCCTACTGGAACCACAGTTCCCAAACCCGACTTTTATATTGTTCGTCCGTGCATGAATTTATTGGGTATGGGACGATTTGCTCGTATTGAGCTCATACACAAATATACAGAACGTTTTCATCCATCTGAATTCTGGTGCGAAATATTTGAAGGAGATCATATAAGTATTGATTATCATAATAAGAAACAAAATCTAACTGTTTTGGGTACTAGAGAAGATGGAAGTGGACTGTACAAGTGGTCAAAATGGGAAAAAATTGAGTATAAAATAGAATTTCCATCAATTTTAAATAATTTGGTAGGTAATTATGAGTGGATTAACTGCGAATTTATAGGAAATAATTTAATTGAGGTTCATTTTCGTAGAAATCCTGACTTTAGATTTGGAAATAGTGAGGCAATTCCTGTATGGAACAGTGATGATCAAGTAAATTATGAAGGATATCAATTTATCAGTGATCAAGACTATCTAAGGAAGGGTTTTTGGGTAAAATAAATACTCATAAGGGATAGCAACCCCTCTAAAAGTTCTGTTTTTAACAAAACAGGAGCTAAAATGGGAAATCATCACCAGGTTGATAAGGGAAACTTGTTCATTGAGCAAGGAATGACCCTCATTACAGAAGTAGAAAGTGAAAAATATCTCAGAAAAGCATCAAGACAGAGAAAATCCACACAAAATGAGGAACTTTACCCAATTCCAGACGATCGTTTAGAGCGTCAATGTGGTGGTGCTCATGGTTTTGATGATTATGTTGAAAGATGGCATGAGTAAATATAAATAAAATCAAGAAAACCCTAGTCTAATGGCAGAACAAAGGATATCCAGATCATTTAAAGACATCAGTTTATCCTTTGTTCCACATCCAGTGACAAAGGATCTGCAAATTTTAAAGAATGAAAATGCGATTCGTAGATCTGTAAGAAATATTGTTGAAACTATTCCTACAGAAAGATTTTTTAATTCCTTATTAGGATCTGATGTTAGGGATAGTTTGTTTGAATTTGTTGATTTTGGTACTGCATCGGTTATTCAAAGTCAAATTTTGGTTGCAATAGAAAACTTTGAACCAAGAGTTGATAATGTGGTTGTTGAGGTAGATCCTCAACAAGACCAAAATTCATTTAATGTGACCGTTATCTTTGATATCGTTGGGCAGGAATTTCCGACACAAGAATATACGTTCCTATTAGAGGCAGCAAGATAAGATGCCGTTTACAAAATTCACAAATCTAGATTTTGATCAGATAAAGACCTCAATCAAGGATTATCTTCGTGCTAACTCAACCTTTAGTGACTTTGATTTTGAGGGATCTAACTTTTCAGTTTTAATTGATACGTTAGCATATAATACTTATATTACGGCATTCAACTCTAACATGGTTGTTAATGAATCCTTCTTGGATTCGGCAACTCTTCGTGAAAATGTCGTTTCTTTAGCAAGAAACATTGGATATAGACCTCGTTCCAGAACGGCAGCAAGAGCGGTAATTTCCTTTACGGTATCAACTAGCGAAGATACTCCTACACTGACCTTACAGAGGGGTCTGGTGTGTGTAGGGAGTGCAAATGATACTACATATACTTTCTCAATACCAGAAAGTATTACTGCACCTGTTGTAGATGGGATTGCATCATTCAGCAATATATCCGTTTATCAGGGGACGTATTTAACAAAGAGATTTGATTATGATGGATCTCTTGACCAAAGATTTATTTTAGGCAATCCTTATATCGATACTTCTACACTTTCAGTTTATGTAAGAAAAACCTCTGAGAGTGGATTGGGTATTGAGTATTCGGAAATTGATAATATTTTAGAAACTAATGCAAATTCTAGAGTTTATATTCTTCACGAAGTTCAAGATGAAAAATATGAAATAAAATTTGGTGATGGTATTATTGGAAAGAAACTTGGTGATCAAGTTGGTGGAGATGGTACAGTAATTACGGCAAATTATGTTGTTACTGATGGTGAAGAAGGTAATGGTGCCAGCGTATTTTCATTCTCTGGAAGTATTGTTACTGCCTCCAATACTTTGATTAATCCTGGCAGCATAACAATAACAACGAATCAGATATCTCAAAATGGTTCCAGTATTGAACCAATTGATTCAATTAAATATTATGCACCAAAGATTTATTCTGCACAAAATAGAGCAGTTACTTCTAGAGATTATGAAGCTATCATAAAAAGAATCTATCCAGATACCGAATCGGTTGCAGTTGTTGGTGGAGAGGAACTAGATCCACCAGAATATGGAAATGTTGTTTTGAGCATCAAACCAAAAAATGGTAGTTTTGTTTCCGATTTTAACAAATCTAGAATATTAAGTCAGTTGAAGCAATATACTGTTTCTGGCATTAATCCAAGAATTATTGACCTCAAAATTCTTTATGTTGAGATAGACTCTTCTGTATATTACAATAATTCTCAAGTTTCGAGTGCAGACGCATTAAAAACCAGAGTAATGAATAGTTTAACAAAATATTCTGAATCACTAGACCTTAATAGGTTTGGTGGAAGATTTAAGTATAGTAAGGTTCTCCAAGTAATTGACACCACTGATACTGCAATTACATCCAATATTACTAAGGTTAGGATTAGAAGAGATCTAAAGGCATCGTTAAATCAATTTGCACAATATGAATTGTGTTTTGGAAATCAATTCCATGTGAATCCACAAGGTCGAAATATCAAATCTACGGGATTTAATATTTCTGGAGAAACTTCTACTGTATATCTTACAGATACTCCTTCAATTACCTCAAATGGAAGTAATGTGACTAATGCTACCGATGCTGGAAATGTTTTTCTTACAAGACCAACAAACATTTCTACAAAAACTGGAACTCTTTCAATAATTAAAATCGGTGCCGATGGAAGTAATGTTGTTGTTATTAAAGATGCGGGGACAATTGATTATGTAAAAGGTGAAATTAAATTGGGAACAATTAATATAACCTCAACATCGAAACAAAATGGAATCATAGAGATTCAGGCTTTCCCAGAATCGAATGATGTTATCGGATTGAAAGATCTTTACCTATCATTTGATGTTTCCAAAAGTACAATAAATATGGTAAGGGATGTAATTGCTTCTGGTGATGAAATAACAGGTAAAGTGTTTACCAGAGATTACTACACATCAAGTTACTCAAACGGGAATTTAGCAAGAAACTAATATGATACAGACTGGTTTTGAATCTAGAGTTAAGGTTCAGCAGATTGTTGAGAGTCAACTTCCAAGTTTTATATTGGATGAAAATCCAAATGCTTCTGAGTTTCTAAAACAATATTACATATCTCAGGAATATCAAGGTGGACCAATAGATATTGCTGAAAATCTTGATCAATATCTAAGGTTAGATAATCTTACACCAGAAGTAGTTGTTGATAGTACTACACTATCTTCTAGTATTAGTTCGAGTGCGGATAGTATTACTGTTTCTAGTACCAAAGGTTTTCCAAGTAAGTATGGTCTTTTAAAGATTGATAATGAAATTATCACTTACACAGGAATATCTGGAAGCACTTTTACCGGTTGTATTCGCGGATTTAGTGGTATTACAAATTACCACCAAGATTTAAATCAAGAAGAACTGACATTTTCAACCTCATCTGCAGCAGAACACTCTGCAAACACGACTGTTCAAAATCTTAGCTCTCTTTTCCTTAAGGAATTTTATCAAAAATTAAAGTATACTATTGCTCCAGGATTAGAAAAAACGGAATTTACATCTGGTTTGGATGTAGGGAATTTCTTATCTGAAGTAAATTCTTTTTATAAAGCAAAGGGAACTAACGAATCATTCAGGATTTTGTTCAACGTTCTCTATAATGAGACACCAAATATTGTAAATCTGGAAGAATATCTTATTAAACCGTCTTCTGCAGAATATGTAAAGAATGAAATTATTCTTGCGGAAATTATTTCTGGTTCCAATCCAAAAAATTTGGTTGGACAAACTATAAC